CTATCCCTCGTTAATTTCGGTATCTATATTAATTTCAGCCCCTATAAATTGTAGCTCTCTCACTGTGCTATAATCATCAAATTTTAAGCTGTAAGTAATGACCCGTACTCTAAACGGGTCTTTTCTTTTTTCCGTTTCTACACACTTTCTTACCAGCACTCCATAATCATCGCCCGGGCTCCAGCCCTGCAATGCCTGGTGTATTGCCCATTCTATATCATAATAGTTGATCGATTTTTCTCTATACGCTTCGGGTGTCTCCTGGCCCGAGCCACTAAAAGGCTGAAATCCCAACCGGAGTATTACATCGCCTTCTGCAAGCTGGGCGTTTTCGCTCATATTGCTAAATCGCCAGTTGCTGAAATCGATAAGGATACAGGGAAAGCTTACAGAAGGCCTGACCTTGTAATAATCGAGCTGTCCCAGGTCCTGATCTATACTGGGTATCATCGGTGTATTATCCGGATTCAATACAGCAGTTTGTATTTGTTGCTGTATAGCCAGATAAATGTTGGCAAAAGGGCTATTCATGGTTTAATAATGATTGAAAAATAAATATTCAAATAAATGATATGTTGTTTTCCGGTTAACGTTGAGTTTTTATTTGTGAACGCATTACTTTTTCCAGTTAACGTTTTTGTTATTGTTAAGTAAAACGTAACGTTTTTGTTGCGATTTTGGCAGTGAATGTTATGTTTTTCCGGGTTAACGTTGAAAAATGTCCGGTAAGCGTAAACAAAAATTAACTGTGATCAAAATACGTTTTGGCTATTATTCAGGTTGAACGTCTGGTTTTTTCTGGTGAACGTTAGATTTTTCCTGGTAACCGTTGGGTTTAGGGATGCCATAAGTTTCATAGAAATAACTATTGTCAATCGGTAGCCCTAATTTATTGACCAGCTTTACATCAATTGATATCCGTTCTCTCAATTGCTCGACATCATAGCTCTTAGTGAAAGTGAACTTTCCACCGTCTATCGGGAAACCATAGCTTTTAAGAATATTGAGAAAGTAGTTGCTGTTCAGCATATTTCTCACATACTGCATGTCGCTTTTGGTTACTTCGAGTTGTTGTTTTGCATGTACTTCACTCTGGGCATATCCACTTGAATCGCTGCTGGTGGTGCTTTCTGTATTGCCTAATATCACTACGCTCATTTCGGCATTGCAGGCATTTCTGAACTTGGCCTGCAATTCGCCATCGCCATTACTTTGCTTGCCATCTTTCATATCAAAATCGGCTTGCTTCGGTATCATCAGTGCAAGACTGCTACCACTATTATCCAATATCTTTTTCAGCTCTATTTTCGTTTGCTCGTCATAAGCATCATATTTTATCACACGCACAGGTTGACCAAACAACTCAATATAGTTTGACCAATCGGCCATATTGCCTCGTTTATATAACGCATAGGGAGCGCAGCGAAGCAATAATCCAAGGTCGTGCGTATCGCCAATGATCCACAAATTTGCCAGCTCTGTATAATCTATCCCTTCTTCGCCGGTTTGTTCATAGGAGATCACCTGCCATTTAGGTTTGATATGCTTGCGTGGGATGCGTCTATAATCTATCTCGTTGCCAGGGATAAATTCAAACCCGGTAATACCCCACATTTGTGTCCACATGATATCGGTAAGTATCTGTCTGAATATCAGGCTATCTATCAGCTTATCCAGTGCGTCTACTTTTTTGCCATCTTTTTCGAAATAGATCTGCTTATTCAGTACAGTATCAATTCTTTTACTGACAATGCCCCACAAGTGACCATCTAGTAATACATCATCGTACAGGTCGTATAGTTTTTGCCTGTTTGGATAATAAACAGATTCTGCTTGTATCAAACCCGTGCGCCATGTAAGCACATCTTTAGGCGAGCGGTCAACCGACCTAACCTGCACATCGTTGAGTATTACTTTTATTTTTTCGCCTGTCACAGGTTTATCCTGATCTTGTGTAGGGTTCTGATTACCAATATTTTGCTGAAAACTTTTATCAGTATCAGCGCTTTGTTTAAGATTTTTCTTTTGCGACATGATTTTATTTTTAAAATTCAGAAGTGTAAAAATGCGTTTCAATAACTGTTAATTCATATTAGCAACTAATGCTTCACTTAACCATTCTTCAAAAATGAATAGCTCAATGGGGTACGCATATTCTAATTCAATTATTTGGCTTTTGTATGGAAAGTAGGCAAGCATGTTTTCAGTTTTTAGAGTTTTTGAATAAGGTTAAGCTTTAGTCAAAATCGGCAAGCACTATATTATCTTCAGCATTTTTATTTCTATCTTTCTGAAAATATCGGCATGACACATTTTGATAGGACAAAAGACAGTTATTTGCTGGAGGGCCTAAAAAATCCTGAAATGTTTATTGATATCTATAATAACATAGCTGATGAGATGAATGCGCTTGAAAAGGATTTGCAAAGTCACGACAGCGATATTGACTACAATGGCGCTTCCGATCTTTTGTATTGCAGGCCTGAGAATGGTGGTATTCGTTTTCACATAAACAACCAGGTAAATAATTACCACGACAGCACATATATCATATCTATGATCAGAGTAATAGTGGAACGCCATATCAATCCAAATTTTCTTGTTTATAAAGAACAATAGCTCACCTAAAAATTATTATTACGCTTTGGGAAATACTGCACATCAATTGCATCTCCTTGTGGCGCAGTTTCGTTCGTTGTATCTATATATGGCCAGCCATCAGGATTAACAAGCCCTTTTTGTATATCTTTCAGATATTCAATAGAACGGTTGTATTTCATTTCGAATAAGGTCATATCAATATTAGTATTGCACAACGCTAATAGATGCCAGCAGACAATGTCTTTTACTTTGCGTTGCAGATTGTAATCAACTAATGTGGGTGCGACGCTGCCATCTGCGCTGCCAAATAGCTGTACAAGGTCATACCGGCTTAGGTAGCTTTTTGCTTCCTGTATTGCAACATTGATAGCGTCATTCACAATAGCATCTCCATACATTGCAGGAGGGTTGCTTTCATTTGCGCGTGTGATCTCGTCGATCACTTCAGGATACATATTAGTGTATAGATCAGATTTTTGTAAATAGCTCATAGCGGCATTTTTATTTGTAGTTATATTAGAAATGTTTGTTGGTCAGGTATCTTGGGATGATATTGAAGTTGGCGGCAATTGTTGATGATATCTTATTGTTGATATTCCAGACAGCGCCTTCTACAGCATCAGGCCCGTCATCGTGTGCCCTGCTGCCTGGAGCCAAAGCAATAAATTGCTCTTCTAATCTTTGCATGTGAGGATTGTCTTTTTCATTTGCATTCAGGTATAGCTTCCCATTTCTGTTAAGGGGCTCCAGCAGGCTTTCTATGCGCATGAATTTATCAGGCTTCTGTCGTTTGTCTCCACTGATAGGAATTGTTTTTCCACGCAATTTTCCCGTATCGTAAAATTCTTTAAGCAGTACATCCTGCATGAATACCTGCTCCATGTAGAAGTAACAATTGCACCCGTTTACCAGACTCATGATATCGTAATGCCAGTCTATCATCCTGGCTGTGGTTGTTTGTTCCAGGTAAACTTTGATAACGTGATATTCGTCACGCCACTTGCCTACTAATACTGTCGCTTTATAATCATTCTTCTTTGTGTCTTTAAAAGAAGGATCGGTGTAGCATACCAACAATGTATATTGTTCTAATGACGGACAACCTTTGTATGCCATTTCTTTAAACACTGATCCTTCAGTAATAGGATTATTAAAATATTCTTTTTGCGCAGCCGCATAGCTTTTCTGGCTCAGCACTCTGTCTATATCTACCTCACTGTTTTTCTCAGGCCAAATCGATCTTCCTTCACTGTCACGAATATTTATCTCATCTATATGATCTGCAAAATTGGTAGCGCGCTGCACACAACAATCTCTAGCTATTCTGTTACCGCAAAAAATAATAAGTGTAGGATTGGAAATAGATCGTGTACCGATTGCGGCTTCTTCTACCCACTTCCACGTTTTTTTGATCATCTCAGGATTTCGGCAATCCTGATCTGTATCCAGATCATCGAACAATAAAATATCTGGTCGCAACTCTTCGCTTCGTGTGCCCCTTGGTGATTGGCCGGCACCCAATGCCCTGAAGGAAATATTTCTCTGTGTAACGAATTCAGATGATTGCCAGCTCCCTGTTTTCTCCTGCAGGTCATAATCATTAATAATGCGCTGATTAAACTCAAGGTTGGCCTTGTAAGGAAGTAAAAGACGAGTAGCATTTTCGAGGCTATTGCTAATAAGCAACACATATTTCTTTTTGCCGGTGAGGCATAGGTACAGCACCTCCATCATTGTGCGTGTGCTCTTGGCCAGCTCCCTGCTCCACATGCGAACTTCATACCATTCGGGATTGTCTATTACTCTTTTTGTAGCCTCTATATGGAAATGTGCAGGTTCAGCAAAAGTGTATTTTGGGAAATAATACTTAAACCAATCCTCAGTATTTAATTCTAAATTTTTTATTCGCTGCTGTTGCTCTTCCAATGTCTCAATTACATCAATAGCTGTAGAACTGCGGATGTTCAATTCAAATTCAGTCCATTCGTCTACATATTTTTTATCTGTTTTCAGCTTGTTCATTTTTATGCTTGTTTTAGCCTATGCTTGACAAAGGCATCAAATTGTAAAGAGATGAGTTTAGCTGTATCAAGATTGCGCTGTAAAACAAAACGGATAAACTGCATTCCCGTTTCTATCATCTCACCCATACTCACATCTGTCTCCAGGTTTTTTATTGCTGCAGTGTACTTGATTATTTTATCTGCGTCCTTTGTATCTCCCAGCTCATCGCTCTCTTTTACCTTAATAGTAATGGCAGCAATAATATCATACAGGTGACGCAATTGTTCCTCTTTGGAAGTGAGCAATGATCTGCGCATTTTATCCCATTCGCCTTCAGCTATCCATCTTCTTATAGTGCTTTCATCGGCAGCAACTTTTAATGCAATTTCTTTCTGTGTAAGGTCGAAACGTGTGTAGAGCATTTGCGCCCATTCGCGCTTCTGGTCATTACTTAGTTTGCCTGGATTTTTATTAAAGCCATTATCCATGATGCAAATGTCCATCGCTTGCGGATTTTTATTTCGACAAATTTTTATGCTTATATGAAAACTGTATAGTCATTATACAGTTTTACGATAATGATAAAAATTCGATTTGGTGCAGCCTTCTGAGCGTTGCAATTTTACACCGTGAAACATGCTTTTGGTAGTCGCAAATAAAAATCTCTCACTAAATATTATATACTCGATGGCTTCTAAACAAATCAATAAAAAATTCGTCCTTTCGGATAGCACGGTAAATGAGTACGGCTTTCGCCTGCTCTCATCCGGCTACCAACTGGGGGAGTTTCAAAAAAACCCAATTGGCTATTACATGCATCAGCGCGATGGTGGTGTAGTAGTGAAATGGTGCGACCTGTGTATGGATGATGACCAGGTAACAGCTTATCCTGAGATCAATTTATCAAATACACGTGGACAGCAAACAGCAGATGAAGTAGAGAATGGTTTTCTGAATGCTGCTTCTGTAGGACATATTGTTGTACTGGAATATTCAAACGATCCTGAACTTATGTTGCCGGGACAAACAGGACCCACTATTACCAAATGGTATAATAAAGAATGCAGCCTTGTAGATATACCCGGCAATTATAATGCCCTTACACAATTATATGATGAAGATGACAATGCACTTAACCTCGCCGATTTTACAAATAAATCAATCGTAAACATGAAATCAATCACACTAACACCTGAATTATTAAAGAGTCTTTCTCTTGCAGACAGTTCGGATGGCACTGATGTTATTGCTGCTATTAATAGCCTCACAGACAGAGCAGCAATAGTCACCACGTTACAGGCTGAAAATACTGATCTGCAAACTGAGGTTGCCAACCTGCGTGCAGCCTTTGGTAAGAAACAGGTTGCAGACATGCTAGACAAAGCAATGGAAGAAAAGCGCATAACAGTAGCCCTGAAAAACAAACTGGCTGCACAGTACGCAAACAACCCTACAGATCTGAAAGACCTGCTTGCCTCAATGCCAAAGTACCAGGCAATAACTGACACTATACAGGTAGCAGAAAATCTGAGGTCTGAAAAAGCAAGCAGCCTGCTGAAACTAAACTGGGATGAGCTGGATAGAAGCGACAAGCTTAAAGAACTGAAAGAGCAGTTCCCCGAGCTATATGCTCAAAAATTTGAAGAACACTTTAATCACAAGCCAGGAGAAAAAGCTAAAGCATAACATCAGAAGTCAATCAACAAATCAAAAACTTTAATCACACACAACAACTTAAAAAAACCAGTACTTATGAAGCAATTATTTAAATCTCTTTCACTTATTATCGCTATCGGTTTTGTTGTAGGCAATGCAGTGCATCTTATCGCAAACCCTGTTATTCCTATCATTTTACTCGCTGCTGCTATCATTTTTCTGAAATCACCTAAGCGTGATATGCTAACCGCTGCAGGTATTCAGCGCGAAATATGGGAAAACCACATTGTGGCTAACCTGTTTAAGAACAATGAGTTTTTGCTTAAATCGGTAGATGCCAGCGAATACGTGGTGCGCGGAAAAATAGTACACATCCCACAATCAGGAGGATTACCTAACATAGTAAAGAACAGGACATCAATACCCGCAACTGTAACAAGCCGTACAGATACGACCAACGATTACAATCTTGATTCCTATACGTCTGATCCCATACTGATCACAAATGCTGAAGAAGTAGAATTGAGCTATAACAAACGTGAAAGTATTTTGTACGAACATGAGGCAGCATTGCGCCAGAACATTGCCGAAAATATGCTGTACACATGGGCACCCACTTCAAATATTATATCCAGCACAGGTATACCTAATTCAAATCCTGCTGATACCCCTACTAAATCCGCTGCCTATTTGCCCGGCGCAACAGGCAACCGATTGAACTTCACTACATGGGATCTGCGCCAGGCTCAAATGAAACTGGACAGTACTAATGTACCGGAAGAAGACCGTTATGCATTATTCAGTGCGCAGGCATATCAACAGTTGATCACCGATATGACCGCAACACAATATCGTGACTTCTCATCTGTGATGGATCCAAGAACAGGAGTAGTTGGTGAGCTGTTTGGTTTTAAAATAATGAAACGCTCTACATCAATGGCCTACGACCTTAGTGGATCAGCAGCGCCAAAAGTGGTAGGGGCAGCAGGTCTCGCTACAGATTGTGATTCAGTGCTTTGCTGGCAATCACAGGCAGTAGAACGTGCAATAGGTGACGTGCTGTTCTTTGAGCAAATGAATAACCCGGTTTACTATGGTGACCTGTTCAGTATGCTTGTTCGTATGGGTGGTAGAAAACGCCGTGCTGCCGAAGAAAACATTGTAGCGATCGTACAAGGAGCTGCCAGTTAATAAATGAAACGGTAATCAAACTATTAAGTAATCATTAAACCGCTTAGCTATGCATGACGTTCAGATTTGGGTGCTTTCAGGTATTGTATGTATATCAGGCATCATTATAGGATTCTTTTCAAAGACAGGTTTTAACCTGGTTGTCCAATTGCTTAGTGAGATTAAAGATGAGATAAAGAAGCTCACTACTGAAACCACGAAACATGAGCAGAAAATACTAAGCATGAAAGAAAAGCTGGAGGATCATGAAAGCAGATTGCGCTTAATAGAAAAGCAAAATAATAACTATCAACTATCTGTAACCGATGAAAACATTATATAAAAACTGGCGCACTACATTAGCCGCCATAGCCATAGCAGCGCTCACTGTATTACAAACGCTCCATTACATCACACCGACGCAGTTCGCAACCTATTCTGGCGTATTAGCAGCAGTAGGTCTGGGAGTAGCGAAAGACGGTGCTAATAAAAATTCTTAATTCTAAAAAAAGAACACTATGTTTTGCCCTAAGGTAAGCTCTGAAATAAGAGCTGCTTACAAGTCTTTTGACCAGTACATTAACGCACATATAGATACAGCGCTGCAATTCACCGAAAACCTTCAAAAGGTTTTGCAATCACCAACAGCGGATATTATTACTGCGCTTACAGGAAATATAGGTACTGCAATACGCACAGATCTGCTTAAAGTGCTGAATGATGTGATACCTGCTCTAAGCATAGCGGATACATGCAAAAGCTGTACCACATTAGCAAATCAGCTACAATGCTATACCGATAATCTTAAAAAGTTATCCCCTGATCTTCAGGATGGCATACTTGTAAAAATGGCAAGTAAGATAGCCGGTGCGTTACATGGCAACAAATTGAAGACAGCGCTGTATGATCTATACACACAAGCTAAATACACTGCAAACAAATAATAAGAAAAAACTCGTGACAGCAGCTTACCCTTCTGTTAGCTCCATATCGTTTTGTAAACGATAATTTTTAAACCACAGAGAATAGATAAAAAATGAATCCTACCCAATCATCTCCTGCTGCTGTTGCTTCACTTCCTCAGCTGGCCCTGCAAATCGCAGTAAGCCAGTTGGGTGTGAGTGAAAAACCGGTAGGCAGTAACTCAGGCCCTGAAGTAGACAAATATCTCGCATCTGTGGGGTTAAAACCTGGTTACGCATGGTGTCAATCGTTTGTGTATTGGTGCTATGCGCAAGCCGCAAACCAGCTTGGCATACAAAATCCCCTAGTAAGAACTGCAGGCGTGCAAGACTGCTGGAACAAAACAGCAATACAGTTTAAAGTGTCTAAACACGATGCCATACTACATGCTGCACTCTTGATCAAACCCGGTGATCAGTTTATACTAAGCTATAGCCATGGTAATGGGCATACAGGTATCATAGAAAAAATAGATGGATTGGTGATACACACGGTAGAGGGTAACAGTAATAACAATGGCAGTCGTGAAGGATATGGAGTAGTACGACATCAGCGCAGCATAGGTAGCCCCTATTTACTCGGTTTTATAAAATATTAATCACATTATAATGCAACACGCAAAACAATATTTTGATGGGCATCCACAGGCAGATCATTTCTATTTCACTGAAGATGGTTTTGCATTTTTTAAGGAACAGGATGCTACAGCACATGCCTTCAGCACAAAACAACATGTGCAAAAAATAACCCGCGCTGAATATGAAGCCTGGGAAACAGGCGACACAGATAAGATGCAGGCTGCTGCACAGGCAGCACAAATAAAAACGGAACAGGAAACTGCACAAAAAATCGCAGAGCAGGAAAAATTAACACAATCCATGTTCCCCGATTTACAGGATGCAATTGAGGGTATAACTCCTAAAGGAAAAATAAGAACAACTAAAAGAATATAATCACACAACAACATTTCAAACTATAAAACATGGGTAATGTAAACGTAACACTTGGTAATGGCGCTCTTGGCTCTGTGCTGCAAACCCAGGACGGTATTGCAGGCATGGTGCTCAACGGCACAGCAGAAGGCACTATCGTGGCAGGCACGCCATTCCTTATCACCAGTCTGCAGGATGCAATCACTGCCGGACTGACGACAACTAATAATCCACTGGCATATAAAAATATTACAGACTTCTATGCAAATGCATTGAATGAAGGAGCGCAGTTATACATAATGCTGGTTCCAGATACTATGACGGTAGCTCAAATGGCAGACAAGACCAATACAAATGGTGCTATCAAGCTATTACAATTTGCCGGTGGCAAAGTGAGGATACTTGGAATTATGAGCGATGACGCACATGTATATAGTGTAGGCAGTCCTGTAGTAACCACAAATGGTATCAATGCGGATGTATATACAGCAGTAACAAACATACAGGCTTTGGCGCAACAATTCTTTTTGGCAGAGCAGCCTTTCCGTGCAGTAATAGGTGGTACATCTTTTACAGGTACTGCTTCCAGCTTATCGGACCTGACAACAGAAGCAAACAATCGTGTTGCCGTTTTAATTGGCGATACTGTTAGCGGAGCGAATGCCGCTTTAGGATTGTGTCTGGGTACTCTGGCAGCTATACCGGTACAAAGAAAAATAAGCCGCGTAAAGAACGGACCGTTGAATACCAACACTGCGTTTATTGCAACAACGTCAGCCGACCAATATACACAGACAGATGCTATCACTTCAAAGGGATTTATCACTTTTAAAGCCTATCAAAGCTTAAGTGGATTTTTCTTTACCGGCGATCCCACAGCAACTACAACAACCGACGATTATGCAATGCTGGCTCGTGGCCGTGTGATAGACAAGGCACACCTCTTAGCTTACGCAACCTTTGTACAGGAAGTGGATGATGAAGCTCCCGTAGATCCTAAAACAGGATTGATCGACCCAGGCTTTGCACTATACCTGCAGCAACAGATGGAAAACCAGATCAATCTCTCAATGGTTGCAAATAATAATTGTAGCGGGGTTACATGCTTTATTGATCCTAATCAGAACGTGCTTAGCACAAGCCAGCTAAATGTAACGCTGAAAATAACACCTGTGGGCTATGCTACAACTATTAACGTGACCCTAAGCTTTGATAATCCAGCAAACGGGTAAATAATTAATAACTAAAAACAATTTTAATAATGGCAATACAAGTTTTTAATAGCCAGGAATGCGAATGGTCGGATATGGCAATAACGCTGGCAGGCGCTCCGTTGGGAAAAATACGTAGTGTACAATATACTGTTGAACAGGATAAAGCACATCTGTATGGCGCGGGCGACGAACCCATAAGCATACAGAGCGGTAATCGTAAATACACAGGCACTATCAAAGTATTGAAAGGAGCTTTTGATGATATCAACGCTGCTGCAATAGAAGCTGCAGGCAGAGATCTGCTCGACCTGGAATTTGATATCGTGGTGGTATATAAAGCAAAAGGTAACAGACCATTGCAAACCGATACATTGGTGCGTTGCCAGGTGAGCAGCTATAACAGGAACTGGGATCAGGGCGCAAAACAAATGGAAATATCCCTACCCATATTATTTCTGCAAATAAAATCTAATTGATCATCTCACGTAAAATAATCTTCATAAATGTCGCAGCACATATTAATAGGACAGGCAACGGACGAAAAAATAGCCGAATGGAAACAGCAATATCCGCAAGGTATCTATGCTATTGAGTCAGATGATCATATCGCATATTTCAAAAATCCTAATCGTAATGAAATGAATTGCGCTATGAGCAAGGCATCGCAGGAAAAAGCTCTTGATATGTATGAAGAGCTTGCCAATTTAACTTTCATTGGAGGCAGTGAAGACGTGATCAAAAACGACCAACGTTTTTATGGTCTTGCCGGCCAGTTAAAAACCAAGTTTGAAGGTAAGAAAGCTACCCTGGTAAACTTATAACGGAAGCGCGCGGCGGCCCGGAGCGCGACTTCCTTGGGTTTTATGAAACACTGCTTGAATATTACATGCCGGGCCTCGACCATAAGAAATTAAGCGACCAGGAGTTTGCACAAAAAATAGCTCACCTCGTATATATCAGGACGAAAGAAAACAATATAAAAAGCACATAGCAAGATGGATAGCATTGTACAATTTGCAATACAATCGAGTAATATATGGAACAGCATTGTAACACCACAGGTGAACATACCTACACTGCCGGATACATTATTGCCTGGCAACAATATTGCTACATCCACAACAGGCAATGTAGATAATTCGTCATCAACTGATGGTTTGTTGCGGCAATTGAATGAGAAGATAGATGCCTTTACAACATCGATAAATTCTTTTAACGGAAGCGTACATAATTTATTCTCCGGCAATAATACTGCTAGTCATTCTATTGCAACAGCAAACAAACTTGACGCACCTGCTAACGCGACACCACCATACATTATACAATGTTGTTGTGGCGAAAACAATAACGGCACAACCAATGCACCGCAAAAAGAAGAAAGCACACTAGATAAATTTATGGATAAGGTGGGCACAGTACGTGACGTTTCAAGCACTGTAGAAGATGGAGCAGATCTATTGGGACCATTAGTTGATGCGTTAGGATGGAAAAAAGCGGGAGGCATCATCAGAACAATCGGTAAAGGAGCAGGAAAAGTAAAAAAATTTACAGGCTTCGTCTCAGACGTGAGAAATTTAGGCGAGGGAATGGTAGATGTTGCACCCTCGGAAGCAGAAGGTGTTGCAGCAACAGCAACAGAAATGGGGGGCATGGCTGCCGGCGGCCTCGAAGTAGGAGCCGCCGAAGGAGTTGGCGCATTGGCAACTGCAGGAGAAATACTAGGTGCAATAGCAGCTCCGGAAGTATTAATAGCAGCGGCTGCGGGCTATGGGTTGTACAAGGCGGAGCAGTATTTATTCTCTGAACCAAAAAATGTATCCGGCCCGGTTATGTTCAATCCTAATTCACCGGCCTCCTCAATAAATACAGATAATGGATTTCGCCTTAGTTATTCGGATAACACTGCCGTACACCGACCCTATATTCCTTCTATCGCCGCTAATCAGCCATCCCAATTCCAACAGCCTGCAAATACAAATTATATAGCAAGACACTGGAGTCCTAACGCTAATATGTCCGGAGCGACCACACATTTTTTTGGAACCAATACTGATCACAATGTCAACACCACAAAGAATATTACTATCAACGTGAGCAAATTCTTCGATAACATAAATGTGTACAACGATAATAAGTTGACCTATAAAGAAATAGAACATAAAATAATTGGTGTGTTTACTCACGTATTAAACGGCGCAGAAACTTCAAACGATTAAAAAACTATGGCCGAGATTTCATTTAGTATCCCCGATTTGTTTCAGCAGGCATTTGGCTTTAGTCCCGATGAACCACAATTTCAGGATTTAAGCGTTCCTGTACTGCAATCAAAGAATGGCAGCCCATACTATGGGTTTGACGGCAAAGGAAGACGATACTTTATGCCGGTAACATTGGGCGGACTTACGTTACAATATCCTGTAGTAGATATTACAGTGAAGAAGACTATTGTAGATACACCCATGGTGAATCGCAGAGGAAGTGTGAAAGAACTTATAAGCATACAGGAGTATGAAATTAATATTAAAGGCCTGATCGTGGGACTAACACCTGATTACCCGGAAAATGAGGTTACTGCATTGCGCGAGCTGTTTGAAAAGAATGAATCGGTAGCAATAGTGTGCCCTAAAACAGATATTTTTTTAATTACACAGGACAGAGCTTCTCAAAATAACCAGGGAACAAATTTATTTGGTACCCAGGCTAAAAACCAGGTAGACCAGGTTGTGATCACGGAGTTGAAGTTGGTAACAGCCGGCAAATCTTTTGCTCCCAATGTGCAACCTTATGAAATGAATCTTTCAAGCGACACACCTTTTTCATTGATCTATGGCATTCCTTTTTCTTTAGACTAATGTATATACTGACATCTAACGTAACAATTAACAGAGTAAGGCAAAACGACTCTATCACATTTACATCAGTGAATGATGTGAACATACAGAAGAGTATACACTCTTATACAGATACAGCTACGCTAAAAATACCCGCGACTGCCAGGTTGCAAACTTCAAATACTTTACAGGCATTGCCGCTTTTATCACAGATATCTGTAAGTTCAGAAACTGCAAAGATCTTTTCGCAAGGTGATAAAGTGACAATACAGTTGGGCTATGATGGTCAGTTGCAAACAGAATTTGTGGGATTTATTAAAGCAGTAGGTTTTTCCACTCCATGCCAGATAGATTGTGTGGGCTATGTGTGGCAATTGAGCCATACGCAAAAGTTTACAAAATACTGGAAAAGCGTTTCACTAAAACAAGTGCTGCAATTAATTATTGCCGGTACCGATATAAAGCTGGATCCAAACATATCTGATTTTCAACTCTCGTCATTTAAAATAGACGAAAAGACAGGAGCAGAAGTCCTTGATCTTCTAAAGGACCAGCATGTTACCACCTATTTTCTTGGAAATATGCTTTGTGCAACTATCAAAGATGTATACCAGACAAATGATATGGTAACATACAAGCTGGGATGGAACACCCTGGAAGATGACAACCTAAAATTTACAGGACTCCAGGATGTGAATGTAAAGGTTAAAGTGACTTATAAAGATGCTGTAGGAAAAGAACACCAGGTAACAAAGCAATACGGAACAGGCCTGCAATCATCACAAGTAACAAAGAGTTTGAGATTGACCAATGTCCCCGATGATGCTACAATAGATGCTAAGGCCGAAAATTTTGCTTTGAAAAATATTTTTCACGGCTATAAAGGAAAGATAACAGCATTTTTAACACCGTACTCGCTACATGGCTGGGCGACAAATATACTCGACGACAAATATCCTGAACGCCAGGGAAAATATTTGATCGAAAGTGTGGAAATACAATTTGGGCAAAAAGGTGCAAGGCGCATTGTAGAACTCGGTAAAGCTTTATAAAATGGTAAATAGCAGGCAGGCAGAACATTTAAGAGATCTGTTAAAAACGTTTACGCGGAGAGATAGTGCAACACTCGCAGGCGTGGCATCCGATGTTGATACATCGGCTTACACCTGTAGTGTAACACTCGCGAATGGGCTGACGTTGCAGGATGTGCAATTAAAGGCGCTAAAGCAGGATACTAACGGAGCTGTACTAATACCTGCTGAGGGTAGCTGGGTACAAATACTGGATATTGGCAACCCTGATTACCTGGTAGTGAGCTGCGAAGTATTGCAGAAAGCTATCATCACCATCAACGAGCAGGTCTTCACGATGGACGGAAATACCTACAGCATAAAAAGCGGAGATGAAAGCCTTTTTAAAATATTAAATGATCTGCTGACACAAATACTTGCTTTGACTGTAACTACCAGCAGCGGCCCAAGTGGCACACCAATAAACGCAACAGATTTTCAAGACATACAAACAAGATTAAGTAACCTTTTAACATAGAACTGATGGCACTGGATACAACAACACTGGAGAACAGCATCAAAAGTGCTTTTCTCGATCAAAGAAGCAATACAAATGATGCCGAAGGTGCAGCAGCAGATCTTGCCGGTAAAATAGCCGAAGCAATGAAAACATTTGTTACAGGTTTAACGATTACATACACAGCAGGCCTTGCAAACGGTGCAGGTGCGGTAAGCGGCACATTTGAATATACTCTTAGTTAATAAATAATAAAAGAAAGAACCCTATGACGAAAATGCTCGACCTCGCGCTGGATGAGAATGACGACATCAATACACTAAACGGAGATTTTATTTGTGTAGAATCTACTTATCAGCATCAGCGCCAATTGTTGCTGAATGGTAAAGGTTCCTTCAAGCAAAATCCTACTATATGCGTAGGTATCTACAGCTACCTGGATGATGAAGGCCTGCAAAATGTGCTGCGTGCCATCAATATAGAATTTACAAGAGACGGAATGAAAGTGGCGAGTTTAGCTTTAACACCAAACGGACAAATCAATAGCAATGCTTATTACCCCTAGTCAAACAGTGCCCGACGCCGGAATAATGGCAGCAGGTACTATGGAATCCCTGTTCAGTATTCTTGCAGCAAATGGATTAAGTATAACTGACCAGCTACAGGCAGGGACAGATATTACAGTGCCCACAACTATTACACTGGATACAGATACACTCCTGTATTTGCAACAAAATAATATCTCTATCGGCACCGCTGATACTACAATATATAAAGGAATCGGCTTCTGGAAAGTGGGTATAGATCTTACAATAATGTGATCTGCTTTCTACATCAAAACAAACAAAAATCATGGCTCGTACTATTTCGCAAATACAACAATCGATCATTGATGCAAAGAATGCAGATCCTGTATTGTCACTGCTGCTCACAAGCACCAGCAATGTAGCTATATGGACATTGTGGACCTATATCGTTGCAGTATGTCAATGGACATCGGAAAATCTCTTTGACCAGCATGTGGCTGAAGTAAACAATATAATAGCCACAATGAAGCCTCACACGCTGCAGTGGTATGTTACAATGGCTAAAGCTTTCCAGTTTGGTTACTCATTACCTGCCGATAACGATACTTATGATAACACGGGAATCGATCCATCGGTAATAACTGCAAGCCAGGTAGTAAATTATGCTGCAGCCACTGAATTGTCCAAAAATTTAAGAATTAAAGTCGCTACAACTACAGCCGGTGCGTTAGCTCCATTAAGCAGTACGCAATTAACAGCATTTGCAGCTTATATGAATGTGATAAAAGACGCTGGCGTAAAGCTGCAAATCACGAGTGGCAATCCGGATTCTTTAAGATTAAACCTGGATGTTTATTACGATGCATTGGTACTCGATAATAACGGCGCAAGGTTGGATGGAACAGAAAATACGCCGGTGCAGGATGCTATAAATACATTTTTACAAAACCTTCCATTCAATGGTTTGTTTGTCGTGAACTACCTGGTTGCTTATTTAAATGCCGTAAGTGGTGTAGTAAATGCTGATGTAAAATTAGCCCAGGCAAACTTTGGAGCACTACCGTATGCAACTATTGATCCAGAATACCAACCGGATGCAGGCTACCTGAGAATTATTAACCCTTCTGATCTGACAATAAACTTTATAGCACATGCCCCTATTTGATATCAGTTATAAAGCACTCGTAAATATTCTTTTGCCACCCAGGCTGCGCAATAGCAAAATGGTGGCCTGGCTGAGTGTATTAACTGCACCCGTGGTTTATATCTACAGCTTATTTACCACAAACAGGAATAGCAATTTATACAACCTCGCACACACAAGCCAGGTGTGTTTCATGCAGGGCGTATTAAATGATACGTTCGATTATGCGCTAAGAAGAATATATATAATAGACGGACCTGAATTTGATCCACTATACATATATATAGCATTAGAAGAAAAGCCATTATTCATATATACAGCATCAGAAAATGATCCGCAATGGTTATACACAACAGCCGAAACAGCATTAGGCAGCTACGATTTTGTTGTAGTTGTGCCGCACGCCGTAATATTTGATGAAGCCAGGATGCGTGCTCTTATAGATGAATATCGTTTAGCTTCTAAAGAAAATTATAAAATACAAATTATATAGCATGAGAAAATTTGACTTTTCGCAGCCCGGAGGTTTTCCGCTCACACAGGATACTTTAGACTGGCTGCAAACTGCTTATACAGAAACAATATTAGCATTAGCAGCAATAGGCGGAAGTGGTCCCTTTATTGTTTCCGGCTTTACTGCAACCGGTTGGACAGTTGCTCCAGGATGGATTTTTTACAATGGGGAGTTATTATATTTTGTTGGGTGGCTAGGCCCCTTGCCTCCTTTCCTTCCGCCTGGTTCTCCGGAGAAACTTTGCATGATAATTGTAGAAACTGATACTCCATTAACCTTTAACGATGGTAGTACGCCGTCGGTTAAGCAGATACGACAGCTTACATTAGGTAATGCTGTGCCAACTGTGGGTTCATCATTTGCGTGGAGTGGTAATGAGATGCCGACATTTGTCAAAGAAACAGCATTCGGTTCTTTAGATGTAATAGCCGGGACAGGAACGACAACTGGTCAGATATTTTATAAAAAAAATACACTAAATAATACTTTGCAGATCAGAGCTGTGTTAACTGTCACAGACCCTTCCTCATTGGCATCTGTATCAACTAACCCTCCATTTATTTTAATTGCAACATTGCCAGCGGGATATCGTCCTAATAATAGTGTTCCTTTTACAGGATATGTAAGCATAAATCTTTTTAAGGATGATGCAGGTGTAGATTTTATTAAACAAGTAAATGGCGACATAGGCACAGATGGTAGAATAAACATAGGATTGTTGAAATCGGATGCTTCGATATCCAATTACGAGTTTTATTTCAATTGCATTATCCCACTCGACTAAACAAATTGTAATGGCAATACAAACCAGAGATACATTGAAATCATATTTCCAGACCGGTGATATTCCCACGCAGGGGCAGTTCGGCGATCTGATAGATACTATAGTGATCGGGACCGATCTGACAGTTGTAAAGACTATCCAGGATAAAACCTGGACAATAAAAACATTGCCTTCAGGCAATCCTGCAGATATGCAAAAACCGGAGGGAAATACTTTGCAGGACGATAGCCTGAAAAATGTTACTCCACTGGGAGTAATATTTATTGATAATCTACCTCTTCAGTGGGTAACTGCAGGAGTAACATTTGATGCTCCTTCAGGCAAATTTGATTTTACAAGTTCCACTTATGGAGCGCTAAAAAATAATTCAGTTATCACCATACAATACAATTCTTAATAAATGAAAAGGATACTATTTAGTTTGCTAACACTCGTTAGCTGCTACTCTGCTTTTGCACAAACCTATATGGGCTCGCCGGCAAAGTGGTATGAATATCAGGGAATACTCGGCGCCGACAGCGGAGTAAAAAGCAAAGGCGCATTTGTCTTAAACCAAAATGACACTACTACCAAAGCTGTGACGATTACACAGTTGAATGATAGTACTTCTGGCTTAACCCATTATAGCGATACTACTTCTGGTTTAAATTCAAAAATTGCAACTACTTATATTGTAAAACAATTGATAGCAGGTGGCGGTTTACAAGGTGCAGCAATTCCGTCAACAAGCCCAGGTTCACATTTGCAAGGCAAATATTGGTTTGCCAGTACTGTTGGAACGTATGCAAATTTTGGCGGTATCGTTTTGGCTTCAAACGAATATGCTGCACTTATTGATAATGGGACGAGCTATGATAAAGTGGATATTCCCACAAACTTAACACCTGTTTTAGATAGTATTTATAAGCTGGATACTGCATATAATAACGCTAACAATATTTATTGGTTTAGCTCTAATCCAATTACCTATACGGCATCTGGTAATAATATTAATGTCACAGTTCCTTCAGGTTTTATTGTATCAGGTAGTTATAGTTCTTCATTTATCGCATGTCCCTCCTATTCTGGCACAATAAATCACTTAAATGCTTTAATACTTGACATGAGCAATCCTTCAAGTCCTACATTTATTAATGCTTCTCCTATAAATGCAAATGTTAAAGCAAATGCAGCGAGAAAGATATTTATTGGGTGTGCTTACGGATTGCCATGGTCAACAATATCGAGTGTACAAGGCCAATTTACACCTACAAGTATAACAAATGGTATGAATGCATTAGGATTGACATTAAAAGTATATGTGCCAGCAACAAATCAAACTGTTACAATTAATAACATATCAGGGAATACCGTACAACTTACGATACCAAATGGTTTCGTGGTATCCACTGGGTATCCCCAAAGTTTCACAGCAATAACAGCTCATACGGATACATTGAATAATACGCAGGTATTATATTTAGATGTTTCAAACCCATCAACTCCAGTTTGGACTAAAGTGTCAAGTGCAGGTAATGGTATTGCAAGAATCTTAAACTATTACGGTCAGCTTTTTAGCGAAAGCGGCTCATTGAATACTCTGCTATATAATGCATATGTTGTTTATAATTCGCCTAGCACACCGTCTATTCAACATTATCTAATTCGTAAGCCGGCAAATGGAGGGATAATAAGTGTTAATTGTTTTGATACTTCTATAACAACAGCGCAAAATAGGATTACAAATGTAACAGCTACGAAAAGAGTGGAATTAGATTTAGCACCTGGACTATATTTAGAACCAGGTGATGGTGGTAATGGTTTAGTATGTCACGATTTTATAGATATACATGGTCTACAACGTGATAGCTGTATAATAATGGGACCTCCCCTTTCTCATGGAAGCCAAGCGAACGGTAGTGCAATGTTTGTAGCAAATAGTAATATCAGCAACTTAACTATTTTAGGTTATAAGAATAAGTATTGTGTTCACTTAGATAATGCTGGTGGCAGCAATCCTGTAGATAATAACAGGGTTGCTTACTTTGATCATGTAAACTTTAGACATTTGGGTTCGGATGATGGATTTGGATTTGATTTGGGATTTGGAGAATATTTTTCACAGAAATATGTATTCACTGATTGTAATCTTTTAGGATGGGGTATGTTTTGGCACAATGCGCAAAGCGGAGGAACTTCAAGACAATCTGGTTCGGCGCTATTATTAAAATTCAAAGGATGTAAAATGAAACAGGCATTCTTTACTGATTTTGCTTCGTATAATAATGATAGTATAGTATTTGAAGGGTGCCAAATAGATAGTATAACACTAGATGCACAAACAGGTACTTATAACTCTAATCCGACTGATACAAACTGTAATAGAGGGTGGTATCCGCCTTTTACAAAAATATATGATGATGGAGCCAATAAAATTGGGTGGGTTGGTTATAGGGATACTGCTGCGGCATTATTTGGTAATCATCCAGCAAAGTTTGTATCACTTAATGAACAAGATTATAATAGCACTTCATCTACTATTCCTCAAGGCTATGCGGTAGTAAAAGGAGCGGATAGTGCATTGGCTGATGTTTATCCATCCAATATTATTTATTGGGGTAACGTTTCTCCCTATACCGGAAGTGGTGTTTTAGCTGGAGTAGCTGAAGAAAATATTAGTGCTTATTCTTCGGGTTCAGTGCAGTATAGAGGAAAGCCATTAATGTATTTTAATAACAGTGCTGGAAGTATTTCTTATAATTCCCCCCTAACAGTAAATAGCATAGGACAATTTATTTTTTGGACAGGAACTGGTCAGATATTTGGTTATGCTCTACAACCAGCAAGTAGTAATGGTTTAATTCGAGGGCAGCTAATAAACACAACTAGGCTTTAATTTTAGTTCTCTCAAAAATGTATGTAAATTGCATGTATACATTTAATCAAATACCTATATGCTTAAAGGGATTTTAAGTAGACATGCAAAAATTATAAAAGAGCGAGACGGTAGCAAATTAGTACAGATCTACATCAGTAAATCCGGAGATTTTACTTCCATAACAGACGCTTTAGCTTCCATTAAAGATAATGGTTCGAAAAAAAAATACATTCTCCATATTTCTAATGGTATATACGAAAATGAAGGTGGTTCAAATGGATTCGGAATTGAACTAAAGCATTTTGTTGATATAAAAGGTGAAAGCAGGGAAGGAGTAATAATTTCAGGTGCAATGGCTCCAGGCGATAGAGAAAGTCAAAGAAAATATTCCACAATACATAAACCTGCCCATTGTAGCATTGAAAATTTGACTATCTATACTCCCAATAATAAGTATGGCATTCATGCTGATACCGGTAGCCCCAGCAATTATAATTTAAAAGTAAAAAACTGCGTCATTCATAATGATGGCGGCTATGATGGTTTCGACGTTGGCATCGGAATTTATTTTAATCAATCAATAAGCTTCGAAAATTGTCAATTTAAAGGAAAGGGCATATTTATCCATAACGCTTCTTCCATTAAAAATGGGAAAAAGAATAATTTCTATTCTTTTTCGTGCGTAGAAAGCGAAATGAGTAATTTTCATTTTTCAGAATATATTAGTTGCAATCCAGGGAAAATATTGCTAAGCAAGAATAAAATAGATAAAATAACTCACGATAAAATTCCTGGGACAATTGCTGGCAATATAGACTACAAAGCTCAAATGATAAATTAA